CCCTGCTTTTTAGGCTCTTGCGGTAGGTTTGTTATTCTAGTTATTTTGTGTTTCATACTATAATACTATGTATTCATTATCACCATTACCAACATACTCATTGTATTTGTTCTCGTTTATAGTGTGAACAACCTCATCATCAGCTTGAGTGCTTGCGTATGCCTTGTCTCTGTAAAACAATGAACTACCATTTGTGAATTCTAAGTAGTAAGCGTTTTCTGCACTAAGTATTGAGAAAGTAATGTCCATATAAACAAAATTACTATTCACATCTGGAACAGTAGCTGATATACCTGTAATGGTTTCTGATTTATTAGTGCCGTCTTCAGTTATAGTCAAGCTGATGTCGTCAAAAGGAGTGCCTACAGTAGGAAACTCTCTTGGAATAACGGCAATAGTTTGAACTAATGTGTTAGGCAACAATCTTATCATAGTATGATAACTGAAAACCTATGTTTTTGTTTTAGTTTTAGTACAAACGTATATAAATAGAAAAAGGAGGGCTATTGCCCTCCCTCTACTATGTTTAATAGCAACTAACTTAGCTCTACTATGTTTAAGAGTACTTAAATTTACCCTTACTATGTTTAAGAGTATAAGTTATGCTCCTAATACAACTGTGAATCCAGCAGCAGCAATAGTATCTCCTAAGAAGTTAGAAGGTACTTTCTCCATTCCTGTAAGCGTCAATGTGTAACCTGATAGATCTCCCATTGCAGCACCTGTAACAACAGTTCCTCCTGTTACATCCATTCCGTGTTCTAAGCCAGCTACAAAAACGTTTCCATTGTTGTCCTCTATTAAAACGTGAGGTCTACCATAAGAAAGCAATTTGATTTCTTTGTGGTCAGCAATACTTAGTTTTTTAAGGGTAACTTCTAATACTTGCTCAAAGGCAGTAGTTCCGTTATCTCTTGAAGACTGAATGTTTTGTGTAAATGTAGATGTTCCTTTAAGTTCGTACTTGTAAGCAGACGGTGTTCCAGCTACCCCATCAATTACATCAGTATTAGTAACATCGTAAGTGATTGCTCCTAAATCTCCGTAATTAACAAAGTAAATAGCGTTTAAGCCACCAACGCTGTCTTTACAAGGCTCAATTCTTCCTAATGATATATCGCAAGCCATAATTTTATGTATTTATTAGATTAATTAAAAAAGGGCAAGCAGTCACCTACCTGCCCTTTTATTGTTTATTTATGTTAAATTATGCTACAGGAGTGTAAAGAACAATGTCAGCACCAATTCCGTATTGTACGGCAGCAGTCATTCTCATTACAATTCTAACATTTTGAGACCCATCTATGTCAGCCATATCAATAACTTTTACTTCATTTTGATCAGATAACAAACCTGTTCCAAAATATAAGTTAGATTTCTCAGCAGCTACAATGTAGTTAGAAGTTAATCCGTTAGCTACAAAGATAGCAACACCATCAAAAGAAAGTGAACCATTGTTGAACCATTGAGTTCCTTGTGCGTTTGTTCCCGCAGCACCTAAACCATTAGCAGCAAATCCACCTAATGCTCTAACATAGGCTCTAGCTACGTTCTGAGACACATAAAGATTTAGGTCTTCCTTACCGTAAAGACTAGAAGGAATAGCATCAACTACTTTTCCTAATTCAGCGATTACGTTAGCAGCAGTTACACCACCAGCTCCGATAGAAGCGCCAGTTACGTCAACTACATCAGTATCAGCAGTCATTAATGGAATAAATCCGTCAAATTCGCCAGCGTTAGCAGTTGCTCCAGACCAAATGTTTTGCTCATTCTTTTGTGCTACTTTAGCAGCAACGTGTGCTATTAAGAAATCAGCGAATGAAGGAGGTAAATTGTCAAATGCAGAAACTCCCATTTCTACAGCCTCCCAGTCAGAACGAAAGTCTTTCTTACATAATTGTAAGTTAACTTGAAACTCCTCTGGCTGAATAATTCTTTCAGTTAAGGTAACAGTTGAAGTTGGGTCAAAATCACAAGTACCGTTTTTAAGTAAACCATCTGTAGAGATTTTCTTAATTACTTCCTTGAACTTGATGTTTGGTTTTACTTCGATACCACCGTTTTCGATAGTATTAGCGGATAGTAATGCAGCAGAAATATATTTCCCAGCAAATTCACCTGCGTAAGTAGTAGTGATTGATGTTGTAGTTGCCATTTTTGTTTATTTAGAGATTTTAGATAATACTAAGTCAAATGTAGTCTTCGCTCTTTTCTGAGAGTATAGGTTTAATTCTTTAGAAGAAACCACTTCTTCTGGTGAGTGTAATAAAGGAGATACTTCTTCTTGAGAAGACAATTCCTCTAATTCAGCAGGAGCGTCTTTAGGAGACTCCGTACTCATACCTTCCATAATTTGGTCGTACATAGCCTTCATTTCTGCTAATGCTTGAGCCAATTCTTCTTTTGTAGCGTACATCTCTTCTTTAGCAGCTTCCTCTACTACATCAGTAGCAGGATCTGCAACTGGTGCATCTTCTGCTAATGCAGCTAAGTCATCTTGCTCTTCCAACTTCACTTCTTCAACAATAGCAACTTCCGTAACCTCTTCTGTTGTAGAAAGCAAAATTGACTTGAATTTGTCAACGATTTCTTTTGCGTTCATATTGATTTATTAATTTATTACTAAATATGATAAGATAACTGATATACAACTAATTGTTGTATTTTCATTATCCATTGTGAGAAACAATGGTTCGTACACCTTTGATATTCTCAACTTCTTTAACTTGTACCTTTGTTATTAATGGCTTAGACACCACTTCAATTTCTTCTTCTACGTGATTCACCTTTTTCTTCTTAAACATACTATTCCGTAATTTTAGTTATACTTCCAATTCCTTGATTAATCATATTGCCTTTACAGCACTTTGTAGAGTATGTGCTATTCTTGCATAGGCAGGCTCTCTTAGATGATTTTGGGCTTGTTCTACTTGGTGTCTCCTTCATATTTCTCTTCTTTGTATACTGTTAAACATAATTCTACGAAAGGAAGGTACAGAACGTGATCTGTTAGTTCTCCATTTTCATAGCTTCTTACCCCAAATAATATTCCAGGATATAATCCTACACTAAGTTCCCAATTGTTATCCATTGTTATCCATTATAATATGTAATTAAGTCTCCAACCATTATTTGTATTTTCTCCTCATCAGACAATGAGAACAAGTCTTTTACTACGTCTTCCTTACTTGCGTTTAGCTTGTCAGTAAAGAAAGCCTCTATTGAAAACCCCTTTACCTTACCTTTCTTAACATAATTATCCCAAATATCATCGTTGTTTACTTTAACTGAAACCATCCAGGTTCCAACAGGCAAACTAAGACCATACTTTTTAGATTTATCCATCTCTGTGTCTTCTATGATCCAAGACTCAACAACAGACATACCCTCTAATTGAACCTCGTGTTCTAAGGTAGAATTGTTCTGCTTTCCTCTTGATAAAAATAGCTCAGACGCTTTCCTTACAGTATCTTCGCTAAAGAATATATTATACTCTTCATCTTCTGTCTTCCTGTATATCTTCTTATTGGGTATTAATGCAGCACCCATAAGAACTCTTCTTTCCTTGTCAACCTCAGCAAGTTCGACTTTATGCTCTTTTAGAGCAATAAAGTCCTCCTCAATAGCAGGACTTTCAACTACGGAGAGAGCTTCTATTCCGTTAAATTGGTTTTCTTCGTCTATGTATAATTCAATATCTCTCATATTATGATAACTTAATTAGCTATTATTTGTTTTAGTTTTACTCTATTTATCCTAAAGACGCAGCCCCTACAATGTTTCTGTCCATTTCTTGTGCCGTAGACACATCCTTAGACACTACATAGGCTTTTACTGGCTGATTAAACTGTCCTTTAACTGCGGCAGCTAATTGATTACTTGGTGACTGCCCTACTATGTTGAAGTCTGGGGCCTGTGGGCCACCAGAACCACCTCTTGATCCTAATCCAGATGCTCCAGCAGCAGTACTAGCGCTTCCTTTAAATTGTTGCCTAGCTATAGCTGCTACGTTTAATAAACCTGAAGCAATAACAGCAATCATTGCGGTTGTCCTAGATATAATGCCTCCAGGTTGTTGAGCTAATACAGCATTTGCAGCTACAAAAGTGTTAGCAATAGACATAGCAATATTAGCAGCCTTCTGCATTATAAATCTTTTTCTTTCTATCTTTTCTTGTTTAATTCTTAATTCCTCATCGTTTTTAGCTATTTCATTTTGTATGTTCTTTCTTTCGTCTTTAGATATGTTTTCGTTATTAAGTCTTTTCCTTAATTCGTTATTAAGAGCCGTAGTCTTGTTTTGCTCAATATCTAACTGTCTCTGAAACTCACTATCTACAAAATCAGTAACTACAGCCAACTGTTGTATGGCAAATTCAGCTATTTCTATTGTGTCAGAAATTTCTCTTTGCCTTAATTCCTCCTTTAGTTTAGCTAAGATTAGTTCGTGTTTAGCTCTTTCTAAGGATCCTTTTTTAGACACTTTAGATAGCGTTGTTTGTAGATTTATTTCTTCATTTATGTCTTCAACACTTCTTCTTCTAGTGACTAATTCTTTAGCCCTTTCTATCTCTATAATTTCCTCTACATTTTTTCTAGCAAGTTCTGCTCTTTTCCTGTCTAATAATTCTAAATCAGAAAAATATTTAGCTTGTATTTGATTTTTAACATTAGTAAGCTGTTGTAAAGCAACAATCTCTTCTTCGGCAAACCTTTCACGAGCTTGTTGTTTGGCCTTTTCAGACGCATTAGTTAGTAAAAATTCATCTAATTTAATCTGTCTTTTCTCTAGATATACAAAATAAGAAAGTTCTACCTCTGCTTCTGCATTGTCCTTTAATATCTGTATTTTTTCTTCCTCAGTTCTTAGTATATGATTTAGGGACTCTTGCCTAAACTTTTCTTCAATTTTAGATAGGTCTAATAAGATTTGTGCATATACTCTATTTGAGTCTCTTCTTCCTTTTTCTTTCTTTCCTTTAAATACCTCATCAACTAATTCTTCTTCTTTTAACTGTAAAAGAAGAGCATCAAGCCTATCTTTAGAGGCTTTCATTATTTTTGCTTGTTCTTTCTCTCCAGCCTTGTATAAATTAGTAGTAGCCTTTATGTTCATTCCTAATCCTACTAAAACAGCAGACTTAGTCATTTCCCAAACACTATAGAAATCATTTGCATTTTTTGCAGACGTGTCTGCCTGTATAGCATATTCTTTTTCTATTTGATCAAGTATTGCTCTTGCTTTAGCTTCTCTTGCCATAGCAAGAATTTTGTCATCAATCTGTTTAATTGATTCTTTTGTTAGTTTACCAAATTCATCTAACTTTAAATTTACTAGGCCATACTCTTCACTTGCTTTCTTTAATGCTTTATTCTTTTCGTTAAGAGATAAGTTTTCATCATCTATTACAGATCTAAGAACCCTTAGATTAGATGCTGCTTTTGCGGCAGCAATATCAGCTTCTGCCATTGATTTTGTGGCAGCCCTTTGTTTTTTGTCGTATCCTTCCCAAAGGGCAATTAATGTTTGAATAACAATGATAATACCCAAAGGCCCCATTAAAGCACCCCAAAAAGCTTTGAATCCATTTACAACACCACCAGTAGTGCTTACCAATGTCGCCATTAAAGTAGATAATTGCGACAAGTTATTTGCCATACCTTGTATTCCATAATTGGAGTCAGATATGGTTCTTCCTAGTTCAGTTACGGTTGCACCAGCTAAACCAGTTTTATCAATGTTTTTGTCTAATCCTTTGTTAAGACTTTGTGTAGTTGCGGAAAGCTTTTTGACAGCCAACTCCGCTTTAATAAAACCCTTGGTTAAGCCATCTATTTTTATTTGACCGTTTTCGGTATTTACTTGAACCGTTAATACTTTTATATTAGTCTCGTTTGCCATTGCTGTATGTATTATGTTTAATTACTGCTGTATGTATTGCGCTTAATGTTAGTCCTCATTTGTTTGAAGCTCCTTGGAGCTTCGTATTTTCCTTTTGCAATGTCTATATCTTCATCTCCTACATACCAGTCAGAAGAGTTAAGTAAATCAATTATATTCTTTATCATATCTTAAAAGTTGCAGTTAGTAAAATTAGGTTTAGGTAATGTCCAATTAGGTGTTGAATAGTCAAACACCCTGCAATCTATTACATTCGATACATCCCAAGCGCTTAGGTCGTCATTTATGTTAGTACATCCATAAAACATTCCATACATACTAGTAATCTCACTCACATCCCATTGCTCTACATTGTTTATGGTAGTCAACTTTGTGCAATTATTAAAGAATGTCGTAAGATTTTTGGTGCTAGTAGATCCTAGTGTTAGAACATCCGAAACCCCAGATAAATCTAGATTTATACAATCAAACCAAGCACTTGAAGCAAGAGGAGAATAGTCTCCCCATTGCTCAACAGACATTATTTTTCGACCATAGTTAGTGCCGCCCAACCTCCAATGTTGCATACGATTAATGTTGCCTCTTACAACAACAGTGTAAATTCCAGCCGTTGGATAACTGTGACGAGCCCTAGCTATGTGAGAAGAAGAAGAACCATCTCCCCAAAACACAAGATAATTAGCCGCTCCCCCAGCTGCAACGTTAAGCTCAAAGAAAGGGTCGCTTATGTAGGAATTTAGCCTTGTGTCTATTGTCATAACAAAGTCAGTAGACAAAGGAGTAACAGCGCAAGGATTAACTAAGCTTCTTACTCCGCTTGAGAATGAATATATGTTTCCATCTTTAAAGTAATACCCTCCACTTACAGGGCTTCCTACTCCAGAGGTCGTAAAGTAATAAAGACCATCATTTGTGCTTATGTAAAGGGCTACGAACAAGGCAGAGTCACACACAGTATTAACGTTATTGCTAAATGTATAGGTTTCTGAAGTGAAGCTATCACAAGTTGCTTCTTGTGTCTTAACACCATTGCTAAATGAGTATATAAAGTTACCGTTAGAATAATAGCTACCAGTAAATAAACTTCCACTACCATCTCCCGCTGTGTAATACAAGCCATCTGTATTATTATAGTACAAAGTGTAGTTTGAGCCAGAACAAGAGTCTTGCATAACAGCTGCGTATTTGAATACTTGAGTACTGTAAGAGAAACAGAAACCTACTTCACTTTTAACGCCAGATATAAACGTGTATACTCTAGTTCCATCAGAATAGAAGGAATTGTTAACTAAGCTACCGCTACCAGAATTAGAGTCATAATAGAGTCCATCTACACTACTAATGTAAAGAGTAGTATCTACGCCTCCACAAGATAATGCTAATGATGTTCCGTATTTCAATGTCTCTGGAGTGTAGAAGGTAGCCTGTGACAATGTTTTAACTATTACGCTTGACAAAGCGGTATTAGAAGGATCATTCACATCTATAGTAAACGCCCTATAATAAAAGGTACTATAAGAAGGCATAGTGATCACAGTCTCACCAGAGCAGCCAGCAGAAACAGATGTTCCTCCTCCTGGAAAGTCTGGGTCTGTAGACCATTGTATAGTAGAGCTGTCGCAGCCTCCAGATGTTGTAACAACTATAGGAACGTTTAAGCCTGAAGTGTAAGTCCCAAAAGTAATGTATATGTTTCTTGGTTGCACAAATGGCTCTACTGCCTCTGTTATTAATTCAAGGTTGCTTCTACCAGTCATAAGGTTAGAAACAACTTTGTTTATAGCATACTTCTTTCCGTTTATAATAAACCTATCATTAAGTTTATATTTCTGCAATACTTTAAGTGGCAATAGTGCTGTTATTTCAATGATTCTACTTTGAATATCAAATATATTCTTAATGTAGTCCTTATGGAAGATCTCAAACAGAGAGTTATCATTGTAAGAAGGAGTCGCTAACCCAACAGTAAATTCATCATTCTCAGCATCAAAGTTTAATGTTTGAGTGCCGTCTAACTTTACATTACTAGGTCTATTATATGTAGCTAGTTGATATGGGGTTATCCCATCATCAGACTTAAACTGAAGTGGCTTAGCCACATCAACAGTAGTGTTACAGTTATAGAATAATAATGGACTTCCCTTTATTGAGTTGTCGTTCTTGTCCACAAAGTACCCATACTGTATGTTAGTATAGACGCTATCATCTTCATCTAATAGCTTTTCATATATAACCTTTTCAAAAGGTAGCTGAACCAAGTAGTCAGTACCGTCTATGTACCTGTTATTTATAACAACATTAAACTCTTCATTACCAAAAGGGAAATCAAACAGTTCATCAAACTTAACAGCGAGCCTCGTAGAAGGCTCTTTGAACTCATACCTAATGTTAGCATATAAATCTAATCTATTTACAGAAGACGTTTCAACATCAACGTATCTAGTTATATCAAATGGCTCATTAGGAGGAGTAGCGTAGAAGCTGTTTAAATCATTAACTACAATGATTCCATCTTCAACATAGGCAGTTAGATTAAACATCTTAAACAGACCAATCAAGAAGTCTATTATCTTAATATTAGGCATTTCTGATGCTACATCAATATAGTCAATGTTGCTTATTACTCCAGAGTTTGCCGTACCTGCCGTGTAAGTTCTTGTTTGCGATAAAGAGCCATAATTAAAAAGGTTTAATTCTAATGTAGAAGTAAACTCAATAGCAGAAAAAGACCTAACCTCAAATTGTAGAGATTCTGAATTGTAGTTATTTTGTCCAGCAAGTATAGTCTCTGTCACCGAATTATCGCCATCTAATCCTTTGTATTCATACGCAACAGACCTTGTGGTCTGATTGCTTACTATGTTAGTGACATTATTATATACAATAATATCATACTTAGCAGAAGAAGACGTTACTATGTTTAATTGAAAAGATGATGTTTCTGAACTAGAAGAAGTCACTATAGCACCTAGTATTGCCGTGTCTTTGCCATCTAAGTTCCAATAATCAGTCCCAGTACTTGGGCCACTCCAATTAATTATAACTCCTTTTTCTACTTCATATTCACCTTTAGAGTCTCCAATAGTTCCTGCTTCTCTATTTAACCAGAGATACAGTTCATTAAACACATCTTGACCAAAGAAGTCTCTTGAGAATTGTATTTCAGGATATTGGTTTTCTATGCCCTCAATGACGTGTATTGCTCTTATAGCAGGTTTAAGGTCTGACTTAAACAATCCCTCTCCAGAGGAAGCGTTTGCCAGGTTACGATAATTCTCAGGAGTAACATAAGTGCCAGAATCATAAATAAACCTATAAGAAGGGCTTATAAGCGGATATATAATAGCTTCATCATCTGAGCCTACCACTAATCCTGTTTCTATTCCTTGTTTTACATTATCAAATGTCCAATCGTGATTATAAGGAGTTAACGAAGTAAGGCTGTTTAATCTTTTGTCTCCAAGTATTCTTGTTAGCGTAGTTGTAGCCCCAAGAAATGTTACAGAATAAGCATAAGCTTTATTGCTTTTCATCAATACCTTATTGAGTCTAAGGCTTCCCTTTCTAAATGGCGTATGGTTTAATTGTATTTCAGCATCGTCTCTAAATCTGGCATCGTACCCACCTACTAACGCATTATCATAATAATGCTTGAATATTTTATTGTTGTTTTTAGATGCAGGAATTGTAAACGACTGAGAGTAGTCTGTAAATATTTTAGAGATATCCTTAACGTCTTGAATAGAAGACGTAAGCTCAACGCTTTCATCTTCAAACATCTCAAGTCTGCTTGTGCCTAAATATATCTGTATAGTCTGCATTTATCTTATGCTGTTTATAGTGTCAAAAGAATAATCAAAGTCTATAGCGTAATCAATTAACTTATCGTTTACGCTCTTCTTCATTTTTAATGATTCGGTCTTTGGGTTTATAGGGTATACCTTTGAATCTTCGTGTATCCAAACATTCTCAGACAATAGAATCTCTTTTATAACCTCATTAAAGCCTTCGCTTACAAAGCCAGTATTAAGTTTAATTGACTTATTGCCGTTGACATTAAAGTCTTTGTTTTGCGGAATATTAGTACCGTAGCTTAATGTAGATGTTCCAAAGTCCAGCGTATTAGCCTTGAACCTATCTTTAGTTATGTTAACAGAGTCATCCCTTCTCTTGAAGAAGTAAATAGATTGAACTACCCCAAACTTATTAGTGAAGGAAACCTTGCTTGGATCATACTTACACTCAGTCAAGTAATTTATAGTAACTACATCAGTAGCTCCACTAACTCCTGTTACTATAGCAGTATCAGGATTGCCGTATGCTATTGAGTTTGTCACAAGATTACTGTCCTGACTCTTTACGTGAGAGATGTCAGTAGTTATAGTCCCTAAATTATTGTCAACCGTGTAATCAAGCGTGTCTACAGTTATTGATGTAACACTAACGCCAAAGGTATTAGTGACTAATAATGTTCCTCCTTTGTAATAATCTACCTTAAAAGCTCCTTGAGGCCCAGTATAAACAGGTATTCTTGCTAAATCCCCATCTTTAACGTACATAACAGTATTAGTCTGTAATAGACTATAGCTAAGTCCTGGGTTAATACCCTGCTCAAAGTATCCAAAACCATCAAAAGCAACCCCTTGTCCAGGAACAACATCAGAAGATCCATCATCAAAGACTCTTGTTACCTCCCATTCTACCCAAACAGTTTGTTTTATAGTATCATAGTCCCCATCAAACCTAACATTAATGTAGTCTCTAATCAGTTCAGCTACCTCAAATACTATAATATCGTTAGTTGATGTCCTTTCTTTATATATTGTATATGTAGGGAGTAAGGTTCTTGAACCGAATACTCCTTCATATACCCATAATTTTAAGTTTGCACTTTGTACTTTTGCCATTTGTTATCTTTTATTGAGGACAGCTTAATACGTACTCCCAAGCTGTTCCAGCGTTTGGAGCATACACCTCAACTGTTGCTGTTGTTGTTGCTGTTGTTTTATAGAATGTCATACTACCTGATCCAACTCCTTGTATTGTTTCTGGTCCTAGCCCTCTTGCCGCTAAAGCGGTGTTAAGAACTGTTTGGTTTGATGAAGATCCTCTGTATCCAGTATTTATTACTTCAACACCATCAAATGTAACTATGAATTTATCAGGTAGACCGTAAGCATCGTATGATAAAGTAACAACCCCTGTTGCGCTACCAAGTTCAATAGTATCTGTCTGAGGGAATGCTGGCCCTCCAGCATAAGTAGATCCTGCACCACAAGGCACAGTAATTACCGCAGCAGTAGGACAAGTAAATGTAACCTCGTAATCATCATTAACCAAAGGAGCATAAGCCCTTAAAGTTACCAATGTAGGAGTAGCCGTAGTCTTGTTTAACGTAATTATAGTATTCTTATTAGATACAGCGGCTGTAGCTATATCTCCTTGAGGTATGTTTGCAAGAAGTAATTGAGGATCATAACTACTAGCCCCTATGTATTTAGTGTCTACAGTACTTACTCCGTTCCAATCAGCAACAAACCTTATGGGAACCTGGTTACCTGTAATAGTAAGGAAAACAGAACCAACCTCAGAGGTATTAATTTCAAACAAATTCTCTCCTACATCAGTTCCTGTACTGTATGTTTCTCCACAGCTAACAGGTATTGTCTGAACAGGGTCAGTAGGAGGAACTACCACAGGAGGGTTCTCGCTATTGATAGTTATATAATATGGGCTTCTTGTGTTTAACTTATCCATTATTTCCTTTTTACTATATCTTGAATCACTTCTTCTATGTCTCTTCCGTATGCTGCAAATATATTATCAAGCATTGCTTCTTTATTGTTCTGATAGACAAAGTCTATAATTCCAGAACCCTTATAACCAAACCTTTTTATTGTACCCTTTTCACTTATGGATTTAGCTATGTTTTTAGCCATCCAAAACATACTCCTATCATTTACAGCTACAAACTTTCCAGATCCATCTTTAGGCTTTATTCCTTTAGCCTTTGCCCAGGCCTCTATAGCAGATAAGGATGGAGCAGCTCCTGCTGGTCTACCCTCATCAACGTATTTTAAAGATATATCAGATAATATTTGTAATTCATCCTTAGTAGATTTGTATCTTATACTGTCTCTTGTTTTATTTGTAGCACTTGTTCCATCAATCTTTAGTTGAGACCTATACCTCTCAACAAGCAGCTCACCATACTTAATTAATTCCGCTTGTAGATTGTCAAACCGTGTCGTAGTCATTAGCAGATACTGATTTCATTTGGTATAGCAACATCTATATTTACTCCCCATCCAGCTAACTCATTCTCAAATCTGTCTTTAAATGGTTGAGCTGAAGGAGCGTCAAGCAACTGAAGCTTATCAGTAAACATATCTCCTCTTCTTAATTGTTGAATAACATCATTAACCACCTGTAATTGACTGTTATAAACGTCTTGCAAGTTGTCATTACCATTAATAACATCCTTAGCAGGTAAATCTTTATTGTAATCAACCACATCTAAAGCAAGTAATTGTATTGTGAAACGCATTATTGGGCCATCAAATACCACATTAGTAATGTTTAAGTGGCTTAATGGAAATATAGTAGTCTTATTTAAGTCTACATCAGACAAATCTCCATAGGTAACAGTAAAAACATTAGGGTTAGTCCTTAGTCTGTCCTTTAATTTATCTATTATATCGTATATCTGTGTCATTATTGTATATTATATCGTATGGCCGTATCGTTATTATGTATTATATCGTATGGCTGTATCGTTATTTGTTTTTATTACTAGCCTGTTTTATCATTTTAGCCTCTATATCGTTCTTTTCCTTCTCAAAGCTTAACCACATTAAGCAGGTATGTAATGAAACTTTGGTAACTTCATCAAGTTTTCTGACGTCTCCTCCAGCAAGTCCATAAATTGACTGATACCAGCCCCATTTTCTACCAAAGCCTGCCGTGAGGGAGAAGGTTCCTTGTTCATCAGAGCCTCCTCCATTAAAGAGTTCATCGTATATTTTGACAATTTCTTCCCTAAACGATAAAAAAAAACAATAGAACCTAATGCTACATTAACAGGAGCATCTTTCATAACTTCTGCCCACTTCTCAGAGCCTTCATATTCAGCTATAATGTACTTACCTCCCTTACCAGCTATAATAGGTCTATACATAACAGCCATAGCTTTATGCATATTATCCCAATCAGAAATATAAGACTCTAAGTCTACATATTCACCCATAGAAATCTTATCTAAGTTAGGTATGAAACCAAACTCAACAGTAACCCCATCAGAACCAGTCATAGTAAATCTATTAACCAAGTCACTCTTCTGATCAAAGCAAACAGATAGCTGTTTAAGAACAGACTCAAACATTGATACAGGTAATCCATAGCTCTCCTTTAAGGTTAAGCCACAGAATATCTCTAATGCTTTTAAGTTCAAGAACTCATTGTTCTTGTTGCCCTCTTCAATATTCTTAGAGATGCTTAGATACTTCTGATACTGATGCAATTTAATTGCACTTAGGTCTTGAGGTATGCTTACTTCTAATTCTATTACTGCCATAAATTATACTTGTAGTATGATAACTGATTTACTTCCTTTTTGTTTTACTCTACATATAACTATAGATAAATATTATATATCTCTACATACAACTATAGATAAACCTTATAGTTGGTAACTACACTATAGATAAATAGTATTAAGATACAGCCTAATATATAAAACAAAAAAGGTACTTTATAGTTATCTTAGTGTAACATTCCTTGATCAGTAAGAGGCACATAGTTCAAGTTAAAATCAGTATAGCAATCCTCAATTAATTGTTATTTATTTCCTTTAGTTTCCCAACTAGGATAGCTGTTAAAACTCGTTAAAGAGACGCAAGTGGGTAAGCGTGTAGATTTTGCCAACAATGGATTTGGCTACAGTTTAATGATGGGAGAACTTCTCTACATAGGTGATTATATTTTTTATATATTTTCCTTTGATAGGTGAAGTGGGTTTGGTTAATAAGATAAATATATTATGTATTATAAAAAAAGAAACAAAGTAGGCAGAAAGTCGCTTAACAAGTCAATAGATATAGAGGTCGCAAGGCTGGAGTCTGAACGGAAGCCTAAGACTAAAAGAAACGGAACACTTATACAAGTAGAACAAAAAGATATAGACACTAATAAAGAAATATCTGATCTACTTGATATGAAGTCTGCTAAAAGAATTATAAATAAACGTACAGACTCTAATAGATTTTCTATGGAGTATTTTAATTCTCCCTGCGTATATAGATTATATAAGGAAGGCGTACTTGTATATGTAGGTCAAACTAAATGTCTAGCCTCAAGAATAGGTAAGCACACAGAGGATAAAGACTTCGACTCATTCGATGTATATTCTCATATAGAGAATGAATCAGTAAGGCTTAACGTGGAACGAAGACTTATTGAATCTTCTAATCCACTCTACAATAAACAGCATAATAATTAATATTTGTAAGGGGGTGTAACTCCTTCTCTTAATAGCCTCAATAAGTATTCTACAACATATATCTTATGGGCTGGCTTACAAGCCAAGCCCTACCGAACTACTAGTTCTAATCCATACTACAGTATAACCTAATCTCATATTTATTATATTTTTCTAACTAGGGTAACTCATATTTATTATATTTTTTTAATTAGGCTACCCAATATAAGTAAAAAGATATTTTAGTATTTAGGGTTTATTTAGGGTAAATTATAAGTGGTTTATCTGAGGTAAATCATAAGCTGTTGAATTCATCGAAGGGGTGTAATACAGACGCCGACCTTCATTTTACGTTCTTTTTCCCTCCCCTAGTATACTACATTTAAGAGTTATATCTCTCATAGTACTACCCTATTTAAGAGTAAAGATAGTGGCTTAGATAGGCTAAAAGGTAGTGTTTATAGGGGTTGAAAGGGGTTCTAAAGTTCGATAATATGACCTTTACTGATTATAAGCCTGTTAACAAAATAGTACATTAATTATAAGGCACAAAAAAAGCCCCAATTAAGGGGCTAATTAGTTAGTATATATAAGTTTATATTAATCTGTTTGCAAATTTATCTCTATATAAATTCCGTTTAAATATATGTTGGAATGCGGGTCTTGTATACTGCAGGAATTAGAAACCCCATTAGTAGGTACATTAATCATAATTTTCTCAGCGATGCACTGTATAAAGTAAAGTTGCTGCTCAGTTGTAGTACTGTTTATAATGCTTATTATTTGTTTGTGATCTTTTGTATCCATAGTTATAATGTTTTAATTATTTAAATTATTTAAATTAATCCTTTCATACATTCCGATCCCTTTTACAGTTAGATCATCATTGTATAGTGTGATCCAGTGCCAGTGTAGGTTAGTCACGTTTAGTTCTGTTTGTTTCCATAATCCGTTTTGTATGGTGTAAAAGTCCTTAGGTGTTGTTTTTTTGTCCATAGTTATAAGTTATTAGCATTACAGTTTACGCAGTACATTATAGTACTATGATTAATATAATTACATTGGCTACATTGGTAGTTTAGATCGTTTCTCATAGTTTAATTTATTACAAAGCCGCTTGTATCTTTGCGAGCTTTTCCTTTTGCCTTAAGCCCTAATATGACTCCTTTATTGTAAATCATTAGAATATCCGAGGAATCTCCATTAATTACTTTTGCACCTTTGTACATTGTAGGTAGGTCTCCACCAAAGACGGCTGCAACATTAATGCGTAAACCTATTGCTTCATTGGTTTCTTTGTCATTATCCTCAGCCCTACTAAATGTTAAAAAGTAATTAGGGTGACCTAAGTACTTTTTTGCTTTGCCTAAAATCTTGGTATAATCATAAAAAACCGCAAAATCCTTTAAAGTGCTAACATCTAAGTCAGCATATTTTTGCAACAAATAAATAAAATCAATGTCTGAGGTTCCATTTAATCTAAATGCTATTTTCTTGTTTAGTTTCTTTGCTTTGGTGTATTGCTTTAAAATCTCATATGATAACTGCAGAACAAAAGCTTTTTTATCATTCAGATAGTGCTCTGTTTTATTTTGTCTTGCTTTTTGCACATTAGAAAATGCACCGCGGCCAGCGGTATACAGGCAGGCTGCAGCGCAGCCCTTGGACGCCTTAGGGCAGATATTGATTCCTTTACTGTTTAAATTATAAGGACTTAAGTACATTATAAATGTTTCTAAGCTATTTTTTGCAGTTTTGGCGTTAGTGTTTCCTTTACTGAGGATTGTTTTAACTTTTATGTTTTCCATATCTTATTTGTTTATATTATTATATCTCATTAATTAATGTACTGATCGCGGCAAAACATCCGTTTCTTTTTATGTACTCGTGTCGGTATCTTACCAGGTCATTAGTAAAAATATAGCTATTATCTTCCTTAATTACGATGAATGCTTTGTTGCTTTTGCTAATGCGATACCTATCCTTTAAAGGTAATGTTTTGATGAATTGGATTGCTTTTGTCATTGTTTCTATTTTTTTGTGGTTAATAATGATCAAATATAAACATTTTTTTGTATTAATACAAATTTAGATCATTTTTTGTACTAATTATTTTAACGCCTGGTTTTATCTTTGTGAAACATCTATATAATGAAGCAGGCGCGCGTGTACATAAATAATATAACATATCCTAATTTATTAGAATGTATTTTCTTATTTAGAATGAGTCCAGGTAACATATTATTTAGAATGAATCTAATTAAGGCACTATTTAGAATGAATCTAGATAACAAAAATAGGGTACTATGTTTAAGAGTAGCATTTTTTTACCCTACTATGTTTAAGAGTGCCGTTTTTGACCCCTACTATGTTTAAGAGTGAGGAAAAACTAACCCCTACTATGTTTAAGAGTAGCATTGAGCACCCCTACTATGTTTAAGAGTAATAAATAAATATAAATATTATGGAAGAAATTAAGTCAAACATTATGGAAGAAATTAAATTAAAAACATTATCAGAAAAGGTTGTCAACTTTAGTGATGATCTAAGTATTCATTTAACACTTATGGAAGACGGTAGTCTTCATTCTGTTATCTGGGAAGATGGCAACTGTGCTGAGGAACATTCTTTCGAGGTGTTCAGTAAGGAATTATTAAAAGGAATAGCGGTTTAATTTTACTGCTGTGTCCCAGCTTGGGGGCTAGGTATGAAGAAGCCTGGTATGTACCAGGCTCTTTGTATTTAGGGCTACTATGTTTAAGGGGGTACTATGTTTAAGGCTCACCTTATAACATAAGTTCCAGAGTTGCTTCCTTGTATTAAATACTGTAAGCCATACCTAATAGCATCACAAAAGTGATTGTAAGAATCTATTGGTTTCTCATTCTTATCTTGCCATACATAGTTATTAAACTCCTTCATTACTCCCTTACTACTTCTGTCTACTATGATCTCGTAGTCTTGCATTAATGCAATCCCACTAAGTATGCTGCCTTTCTTCTTTATAGTAGGCTTAATGTTTATGTCTAAAGCTTTTAGTTCGCTTATAAGTCTAGGCTCACTAGAGTCTCCAATGATTAAGTCTAAGCCACATTCCATCTTATTAAGTCTAGCTATCTCAGAGGTTGATAGACCTGCTTTTCCGTAGATCTCCCGAACGTATAGCCTTCTGTTGTCTTTATCTACACTTAGTTTTACTAAGGTTGTTAAATCCTTTGAGAATCCAAAATCCTGACAGTACACAGTCTTCTCTAGTTGTAAGTAATCTCCTACTCTCCAGTTTCTGATGATGGCTCCTTCAGCTTTGCTGAGCCATCCCCCCAATATTATATGCTCATACTTGTCTGGTCTTTCTCTCTTCATACCCTCTACTTGCTTTATAAAGGATGCTGATAGGTTATCTTTGTTGTCTCTATAGTCTGTATGGATAAAGGTAGTACCCTCTTGTTGTCCATTGTAACCATCTACAATTGCATTAGGCAAGAAGAACCTTTGATATATCCAATGTTCTTTAGTTGTAGGGTTAAGTATTAATATACATCTATTCTGTTTAAGCTGTGATCTAACAGAGAAATCTATCTTATCAAATACCTCTTCATCTACAAGTTCCTCTGACTCGTCTAGTACGAATGTAGTAACTCCATTTAAAGATTTAAGTGCTGCTGTTTGGTTCCCAGAAGATGTGCGGATACCTTTAAATATAATAGAGCTTCCTGTTTCCAGGTTTATTATCTCATCCTTAGTAATTCTAAACTGTTCAGTTACGCCCATCATTTCTATCTTCTCTATAAACTCAGGAATAATAGAGGTCTGTGCTGACATCATAGTATAACGAGTAAAGAGGACTTTATGTCCTCTCTCGTATGTTAGGTTTAATAAGAACATAGCTACCCCAAAAGACTTTCCCGAGCCTCTTCCCCCAGTAACTATGTAGTATCTACTTTTATTATGCCAAAGTACTTGATACTTAGGGTGTATGTTTACTGTTAATGCTTCACTCATATATAAGATAACTGAAAATACAACAAAATGTTTTACAATTCTTCTTCATCTATCACCTCGATGTTGTTAACATCTACATCTTCAATATCATTAATATCTTCATCTATATCTTCTACATCATTAATATCCATATCTAAATCTTCAGAGTCCACGTCTATAGTGTCTGCCATATCTTGTATCTGCTGAGGTGCTGCATAGAAATTAATAACAGGAGCTTTAATCTGAGTCCTTCCAGAGTCTTCCTTCTTGTCTAGTGGCTTACCATATCTATATTGAAATAGTAAGTTAAGATGAGCAAAGCTATCTACCGCTTTCTCTGCTAACATCTCCCAAGCCTCTTCTTCAGAGCCAAATACTTTCTTCATAGCCTTTAAAGCATAAGTACCTATTTGGTCTTTCTTAGCTTGATTAAGTCTAGCGGGAGACATATTAGACTTCTGTGCTTGAACAGTCTTAATCCCTGCCTTATTCTTGCCATTGGCTTTCCTGCCATCTGTAGGCTTAATAGTGTCTGAATGTTTTTTAGGTATTGCCATATCTATTTGTTACTTTCCTTATTATTTTCCTTGTTATTTTTCTTATTATATATTGTCTCGTATAAGTTCCATATAGCTTGATCTATGTCTGCTGCTTTATGAACTTCCTTAATATCATAATGCTTGTGAGCATTATCAATACTGATAGTGTAACCACCAGGAGCCAGTACTGCATATATTTTATAATCATTATTAAAGCACCATTTTTGAGCTTTATAATTGCAGTTAGTTAGTTTGACAGGTGTCTTCTTTCTTCGCATCGCTATAGCTCTGCTCCTTCCATCTCATTAATAGATACCGTTCTTACAACCTCATTACTTATCATAAATAACATAGCGTTTATTCTTTCCATAGCCCTCTCTAATTGATTGCTGTTTAATAAATTTAGTCTTCTAACGATATTATGACTATCCTCTATTGGTGCTAATGATTCTATAATATTGTTTAATCTAATTACCTCATTAGTTAAGGTCTTTACCTCTTTATTAGATGCTATCAATTCTCTTTCATTTGATATTAAATCAATCGAATTAAAATTATTTAAAGCTTGCAATAATTCTTTGTCTTTTATTTGTGGTAGAACTTTACTCATTGCGTGTATAACAGCACAATGGTTTCTACCAACATATTTACCTATAGTAAGCTTTGGAAGTTTAGTGTTGGTTAAACATAGATAATAAAAAACAGCTCTTGCTTCTACATATTTTCTGTCTCTAGTATTTTTCGATATATCTAAACCCATCTTTAGGTTTACATAATTGTAAATGTATTTAATCATATCAGTTTTATTTGTTATTATTATTATTATTGTCTTTATTAAAATCCATTTGTATTAGGTCTGACTTGTCTACTCCATCATTTACATTGTAGTAGTAAGTTATAAAAGAATACTCATCCATAGCTCTCATAATCCCTGCACACTCTTCATATTTCTCAAGCTGCTTATAGCTTTCTAACAAATCTTGAAGCTCCTCCATTGGAACATCGTTTGCTAAATCATACATTGCCATATTAAAGAACTCTTGTATTCTTTCTTTCCTGTCAACTATATCATCGCTAATTGTTTCGACTATCTCTTTCTTCTTTCCTTTTAACATCTAGGTACTTTGTGTAATACTTGTTAGTCTGCTTATAAGTGTAGCCCTTGTAAATACCTCCATTCCACATTCTTACTAACTGTTCTTCTGTAGGGAACTTACAATGTTTCTTCAGGAAGATTTCCTTACCTAAACAAAGATACAACTTAAATACTTCTTCTGATGCCTTTTCATTAAACATATCTTCGTGTACATAATTAGTACCGTAAACTCTATTGACATCGCTTATCACGCTGTCTTGGATCTGTAGTATGCCATAAGAGTCTCCATTATCTCCTATGGCTGTAGGATCATTATCTGTTTCCACTTGCTTTAAGATTGACATTATGGATGTCAATCCTGATAGTATTATTATAAATGTTTTCATATATTAGCTTTAAAATAACTGTATTTGATTTTCGTTTTCTTTTTTAAATATTCCCATTACCGTTTCTAAGATTGTTTTTCCAGCTTCGTAGTCCACTAGGTTTCTACCTACCTTGACTTTGCTTTGTGTTCCATTGTAGTTAGATAAATCTATCTTATGAAATTTACATAGTTCTTGCAGTTCATTCTTTGTTTGTGAAATAGCAAACCTCCTATCTTGTAGGTTGTTTGGCAAATTAAAGTTTGTCCAATATAAATGTCTACCTCTTTTTTTTGCCTCTATTAGTGGAGTGTAAAATGGTATTACATTTTCAACCACATACTTTCCTTTAAAGTAATGTTGTAAAAAAAGTATTTCTTCGTATAGCTTCATATCGGGAAATACAGCTTGTGTTGTTGTATCATAGTTACTGCTATTCCAATATCTTGCTCTTGAATGAGTAGGACAAGGAGGGCTTGACCATATAAAATCAAACTCTTTATAATGCTCTAATAAGTATTGGTGTGCATCTGCTATAATTACTGTATCATTAGGAAAACGCTCTTGATACATTCTCGCTAATTCAGAATCTAATTCAACGGCAGTCACTTCTATTTCTGTAACTTCATCCCATTTGTATCTATTCCCACCTAAGCAAGCGTATAAATTTAATATTTTCATCTAATTGTTATTGTTATTAATGTTAGTCATTATGATCATTATGGTTGTTATAGTCATTAATGTTAGTTATTATAGTCATTATACTAATTAAAAACTAGTCTTTAGCTTTAATAAGTTATAACATTGTATGTACTTAAAGTAAGCCTTAGACTTATGTATCTTCTTGAATAACTCATACACTTTTTTGGTATATTGATATTTAGTTACACAATCAACTAAGTATTTTTCAGTAAACTTAACACCATATCCCCTACAGAAATTAACGTTGTCTGCTGTGTCTCCAACTATCATTTGCTCATAGAAATTATACAAGGCTTCTTCTTCTGTTATATCGTGTACGCATTGATGCTTAGGGTGGTAGTTATACATAAGACAAGGGAACTGCTTATAGTCCTTGTCTATACTTACTATCATAACACCATCTCTGCCTACTTCTTTGCAGGCATCAAACCAAGCCTTAGCTACTACATCATCAGTCTCTACTCCTGGATAGCTCTTAGAGTCATACTCCTTAGTTATGTAGTCGTGTAGTTGTCCTAATAATGGAGGAATGTTTGCATTCTTCCTATTGGCTTTGTAGTCTGCTGAAAGATGCTTTCTAAAGTTACCCTTAGAGTTATTGAACAAAGTTACTAAATCAACAGGATGTATCTCCTCTATTTGATTAATTATCCTCATAAGATGATCATCAAACTTTACAGCAGCCTCTTCTAATGTATCAAAGAATGGAGTGTCTTCTGCGGTTTCTCTTTGTCTGTAGCAGCTTGACCATACTAGGCTATCTGCGTCTACAAGTAATATCATAACTTCTCTAGTATTAATCTTTTTAGTATTCTAGTGGTTCTTTCATTTAGCATAAAGTCTACACAGTTACCACCTAAGCTAATTCCGTTTATATCTACACCTTTTTCAAATGGTTCTATGTCATAGCTTCCATTCTCTGCTGGTATTAAATCATATTGTATTGTAAATTCCAAACCCTCGTACATTATATTAGTTTCCATCCTGTCCCTTTATATAGTTCAACACATTAGTCAACTTGTTTACTGAGTAGTCCCTATCATAAAGTCCTGCTAGGTAAATCTCATTCTCTAAAGTCTCAATAGCCTCTGCCTTTGGGTTTAGCTTTCTTACTGATAACTCGTTAAGAGTTTCTAACTGTTTGTCCATTAAGTCGAATAATTCTTCCATAATTCCTAATCGTTTTAATTACTTTTAATGTTATAGTACAAATTTTAATATTTACATATACAAAAGCAATTTTATTAATTTTTCTAAAAGCTCATTTAATGCGTCTAATTTAGTTTTTGCTATTTCAACCTCAAAGTTAAAATATTCCTTGTCAGAATAAAGCTCACAACTATCTCTAGCTATACTAGAAGAACTATTAATGTTCTCTTTTTCTCTGTCCATTTCTTTTAATACTGCTGTAATTTTTTCTGATAGTTTCATCTTATTTGTTTTAGTGTTATTGTTCCTTCTACAAATATAAACATTATATGTTAATAACAACTACTATAATGTTAAAACTTTGTTAATGTCTACTTCTCTGAGTCTATCTCTCTCTGTAGGTTCGCTAAAGCTCTCCAAGCTACCTTTGCACTATGCCGAACACCATCTGTATCAAATGTTCCTGCCTGCATTAGATGCCTTGTAAGTGCGTCTAGCTCATCTGTTGATTTGCTCTTGTCCCAATGTAGAGGTTTGTCTGGATGATGTTGGTTGTTACCAACCCAACTTGTATTGGCTACTTCTAGTATAGCATCTGGAAAGTATTGCAGTACTCCTGAGAATACTGGTTGCTGCTTCCTTTGTTCAGCTACGCTAATAGGATTAATGTAGGCTGCCTCTGTTCCGCTTATTATATCAATATTTTTTACTTCTCTGTCTAGTTTTATTTGCTTTATCTTTTCGCTTAATAAAGCGTAAAACTCTTCTCCGCTTTTGTTTGAATTAAACAAATCCGTAGCCCATCTAAATTTTTGATAATCATCAATGAAGTCTATTTCTGGTAAATAATCACACACTCTTGAGAGTGTTTCGTCAAAGCTAAATTCTCGTTTCATATTAATCTATTTTTAAGTTCTATGCCTCTTTAATTATTAATAAATAGGTAGGTATTAACACTACAAACCAACTCCATTCAATTTGATTTGTTATTTTAAGACCAATAAACAACATAGCTAATAAAGGTATAAAATATCTCATTATTCTATCTTTAAAAAGTCTGCGTTAGCGTGTTCAACAAACCATTCTTTGTTGTCTTGGTACTTGTCTATGACAGCTTCTATCATTACAAGTTCATCTATACTAGAGCCTTTTATCTTATCTATAAGTCCCTCTATCTTGTTTAAGATGTTGGTAACCATTTCTGGATCCGTATTGTACAAGTTATTGTACTCCTCCCTTACGGTATCTTCTAGCATTAGATTAAGTTTATTTATCTGCTGCTTTACATTTAGCTTGTACTGAGTAGTAAGCCTTAGCGACTCATTAGCTTCTAGCAGTAGCTGGCTAATTAGTACGCTCTTTAAGTAATTCAATTGCATATCCTTCATAATTATTTAGTTGTTATTGTTATCATAGTAGTTCTCTTTTTATTTAATGTTTATCTAAGTTACTTACTAAAGCTTTATGTATTTCTTTACTTAGACTTGAGTTATTTGATTTTGCCAACGACTTGTATATATCCTTTATATTATTTGATACTCTAATAGAAATGAATTTATTTTTCTTTGTAGACTCTAAATCAATAACTGCGTTATGGCTTAAAACAGCCAAAGTCGCTTCTTTAGCTGTAAAAAATGATTTTACAATATAATTAATTCCATTAATAATGGTAGGTGGACTTGTGCCTATTTGCCATTCGCAATCTTCTGTTGTGTTATAGTCGCTGCACTTAATGTCTACAATAACCCATTTTCTTTCTCTGTGTTTTTGCTCTATACTTTTCATAGTAGTTTTATTCCATCATTTATATTTAGGTAAGTAACTTCTTTAGGCACCCTACTTCTGTTTAAGAATTGTGTGGTAGCAGGATTAAGGTAGTTAACTTCCCATACTCTTTTGATGAATAGCAAATTAAACATCCATATTCCATTTGGGGTAGAGTTAATATAGATTGGTGTATCTAAATGCTTATTAGACTCTAACATCATAGCATCATATTTCTTCTTCTCTAGCAGTAAGGTTTCGTAATGAACCTTTCTGCATTTAAGCTCTATCCTATGTTTAAAGGTAGGAGAATAACAATCCCATCTTGACATTTGATTCTTGCTCTTTACGAGATCTAAATACTTGTAATCTGATAGCCAAGCAAATAAATCCGCCTCTTTCCATAGCTCTGTATTAATTGTTGTACTCATCTATTAAAGTCTTTAGTGAATTGTAAGTTGACTTAAAGCAAGAGCCGCAAGATGTTGGTAGCTTCTTCTCATTGAATACTCTATTGTATATCTTTAGCATTCTGAGTTGAGTGGTCTGGCTAATTACATTCGCAGACTTATCCATTTCAGAATACAGATAATTATACTCCTCTTCAGTAAGACACTCTATCTTCTTATATCTAAAGAGTGGAACTTTGTTTAGTTTATCCCTCCTTTCATCACATCCGCAGTCTTCGCCAAAGATAAATTTAACAGCAGCTTTGATTCCTGTTGCTGTAGTTATCTTATCTATAGTGTCTCCAAGACCTATAGAGTCAGAAGCTGTAGCTTCTTCCCTGGACTTAATCCAATCTTTGTACTCCTTTTTTCTCTTATCAAGAGACTCATAATAATGATCTTCCATATTACTTAGTATTTGATTTATCGATTGATTTAGTAATTGATTTAGGGTTGATTAAATGAAAATCACCATTCAAGTAATCCTGATAATCTTCAATGAACTTAATATTTAAAGCGTGTTTGTAATTCTTAATAGAATTGTATATGCTTGTCAGGCTTATGCCTGATCCATTAGCTATATCTCTTAAAGACATATTAGTCTTAAAGTACAAAGAAGAAAGTATAATGTCATATCTTTCCCAATCTAATATCTCAGTTGATATAGAGTCTACAAGGTTATGAAAAGCCTCTTGTTGATTAAACTCCAAATCATCAAGATCTGAATCATCTTGTAAATCATCAGTTTCCAAATACTCAAAGAACGTATATTTCTTTTTAGCTTTAATGTAATCCACAAACATATTCTTGAGTGTGACATAAACAAAGAATCGGTTGACCTCATCATCGTTATACATTATCTTTTTCTCGTCGGTAACAAGTCTGTGTATTCTAAGATACATTGATTGAACTATGTCTTCTGCGGTGTATTTATCACACCCCATATTGACAACCATTTTTACCCAAAGGGTATGGTTTTCTGCAAGCTTTTCTAATATCAATAGTCTAGTATAAGGGTTATTAAATCTTTGTCTCCGTAATACTTTTCTAAATTGTTTATTGTTACTATGTTTTGGTCTTGTTCAAAAACCACTCCTTCTAAGGCATCTATAAACGCCTTGTTTAAATTGTCTTGTAAGTCTGGCTTAGCAGTCTTATATAATTTACCTATTCTTTTCTTCTTAGGAATACTCTTTAGGTATGCGTATTGGTAGGTTAGCTGCGCAATGTGTATCTCTGTTCCTGCTGGAATAATATTAAAGCCCTTACTTAGCTGAGCCTTCGCTAACTTAGATACAGTCTTTTGGAAGTCTATTATCTTCTTGGGTTTCCAAGGTCTTCCTGCTCTAGTAAATCTCACCGATTGGTGAGGTACTGGTTTAAGTTCAAACTCTAATTTTAGTCTAGTCAAATTTCTTAGTATCAAATAAGTCCTCTGTGTCTATCACAGTAGGAAGTCCTGCTGAATCTATTTTATATGAGAAATTACTAAAAGGGAAGTTTCTAGTTCTCTTTGCAATAACCTCTATGTACCCAGCATCAAAGTTAGGCTTTAATTGTATCCCGCATTCTGCTTTTTTTTCTAGGGCTGAACCAAGGTGACCTGTGGGTTTGTCTGAACCGTGATTAGAATGTATAACTGTAACTACAGTACAATTATATTTCTGTGTCCACTCCATTAGTTTTTGCATTATCCTATTAGACTCATCTATGTTGTTTACATCTGAAACTAAATCAGCTATTCCATCTATTATAACTAATCCAGGATCATTTACTTTTCTCTCTAGGCAATACTCAATGAAGTTTATCCTAGCGCTATAATCAAGCCCTCTAAGCCCATAAGTATGATAGCACTCATTATCTAGCCCTGTCATCTTTAGGGTGCGCTTAAACACTCTCTGAGCGTGAAACCTTCCTTGTTCTGTGTCAAAGTGCAGAATACATCTATCTCCTCTATGTCCCTTTATACCCTTGGTATATGGTAAGCAGCTACCTCCTAGGTAAGCTGCACTCAATAATGTTACAAAGAACGTCTTAGTGCTCTTTGGTGGAGCTTGTATAAAAACTATGTTACCATAAGTTGCTATAGGGGTTGGGTAATACACTCCTCCCATATTATGCTCTCCAAAGCTCAATGAAACAGGAGGGTGTCCTATCTCTTCGTTTGGGTCAATATAGAGACTACGCTCTATACTTTCCATTGTCATCATAAGAGTTTCCCTTTCGTCTGATGTATTTATTTGTTTTAATGTCATTTTTAATTGCTATATCTAATTGATAATCAATTTCTTATATCCACAGAAGGTTATCAATAAACCTCTGTGAATCTTATTTATTATTTGCGTTATATATTTTAATTTCGTGTATCATTTGATTGCGTTTAGTTAAATAAAAAAAATGGGGCTTTTACACCCCATTAATTATACTTTATTAGAAAGATAAGTCACTTGAGCTTTCTACAGCTACAGTCTCCTGCTTAGAAGCAGTCGGCTTAAAGGTGTCTACAGTAAAGTAAATGCCTTTGTCTCCAGATAGCATATTAAGCTTTACTTGGTTGTTACCCTCAAACTTAGTGTAGTGATCTTGTACTTCCTTAGAACCCATAAAGTCAAAGAACTGCTTTAGGTTTACTACTACTGTTCCTTTTACAAAATCAGGTGCAGTCTCTCTAGCGTTAAAAAATCTTAATCCTTGTGCGTAAATTGTGCTGGTCTTGCTCATAATAAATAAATTAAATGTTAATAGTGATAATTAATAGTGATAGTGATAATGATAATAATAATTAAAAACGTGTTACTGGTTTAGTTGGTGATGGTAATGTTTGCTTTAGAGAATAAGACTTATCTCCTGCGTTCTCTTGCTTATTGTCTCTTGAGTCTGAATCTTTTACATCATCAATTAAGAGTAGTCCGTTAAGCGAATACTTCCGAGCATAGCTGCTAGAAGCTCCAAAAGACTGTGCAATATGCTGTCCTTTAGTGTCAGGGTTAATTCCTGCTTGGGCTGTTGCCTCAACAGAGTTACCCTCTGAGTGTAAGATTGCTCTTGCTTCTACGAAGACAATACCTCCTACTTCTTTAATCTGATCCGTAATAGTAAGTCCTAGACTGTACTTAGATAATAATGGTTTAACAGCCTCCAGGATGTCTTCTTGGCTTCTGTAGTTGTACTTCCCAAATGAGTTGTACTGATTTTTAGGTGCTTTCAGCTCTGTTTGTAGAGCAATTACCTTCTCTTGAAATGTTAATACTTGTTGATTTGTTTCCATAAAATTACTTTGTTTTTGTAAATGTAGTGATTAATATCCATTAATTATAATAATAATATAACTATTTTACTATTATTTTCTTTATCTCAGCATCCCTTTGATGTTGAGTCTTATCTTGCTTATTGTCTAGGCACTTATTAAATGCCATTCGATACTGTTGTAACTCAAGCTTTGTTTCTTCTAATTCAATCTCCATACTATTGACGTAGAATTGAACTTCGTTTAATCGCTTGTAGTACTCATTCATACCTTCTTTATCATAAGCACTTGCTGTGTATAACAAATCAAGTGCCTCTGCTAATGAAATCCAATTAGCTAGGTATCTACCCCTCTGAAAGTACATCTGATTGCACTATTCTTTTATAGTCTAAAGGACAGTCCTTATCACATAGCTCAAATATGTATGTAGTAAGTTTCTCTGTTTTAGATTCTAACTCCTTTACTCTATTTAACAAAGCTTCTATTCTAGCCTCTTTGTAGTTTAATAAATCGTAACTCATATCTTTCCTTTTTTTAGTTTATTCCTAAGTCTTCTTGCTTTCTCGTACTTGTTCTTGTCCTCTTGACACATAGCGTTACGTCTATCTTCAACTTTAAACCCAGTAATAGGGTTAATTAATAAGTCCCAAATAGGCCTTGCCATTTTTACTTCATTCTTATGCATATCTCTATTTTCTTAAGGTTTTCTTCACTAATCTTTATAGAAGCATCAGCAGTATAATATGTAATTGCATTGAAACATCTATGGTGCTTGCTTCTTAGGTCTTTTCTGGAGTAAACAGGATATCCTGTTATTGGATTGTTTTCTAGTGGTTTCATAATTATTTAGTTTTAATTACTTCTATTAATTTTTCCTTTAGAAGTTCTATGTCCTCTTTTCCAAACCAACTGATAAACTCATATATTGTAATATCTAAAGTAATTGCCTCTAGCTTATACGCATCGTTATATGCTTCTAATTCAATTGTTAAATTCCCACCTTGTCTTCCTACTAAGGTGATCTCTTTTACATCGTAGTATCTACTTTTCATAATGTTTGTTTTAAGTATTGTTTTCATTTTCTCTGTTTTTTAAGTGTTGTTGATTCATTTCTATTCCAATACACAAACCATCTATAAATGTTTTAGCTTCTTTTAAAGTAAAACCATCAGGAAAATAGTTGTCTATTAAGGCTTGTTGAGTTTCTTTAGTTAGTTTCATAATGTTTGTTTTAATTGTTATTAATAATCAAATATACAAACCTTTTTTAGACTGCTAAATTAATTAACAAAACTTTAACATTTGTTAATGTGCTATAAACAATACCTTATCGGGTATAATATACGTTAATTTGCCGTAATTTGCTGTAAATCATACCTTCTCGGGTATATATAACTTTTAATATAATAAGTTTATTAAATAGCAAAACCCCTCAGAAGAGGGGCTTGCCAGAACAATAACAAAAATAACAATAGTAAAATAAAACAAAATAAAGGAAACTCAATATCTTTACCACAAATATAAGTGCGGCTCTTTTAAACTGTCTGTATCAAAGTAAACAGTATCTCTGCTTACTGCGATTCTCTTTATATCAAAAAGAATTAAATGCTTTACAAAATCATATCTCTTCTTAGAATTTAGAACCCTAACTCTGATTGCCTTACCGACTCTATGGGAGTCTTGTGATGGTAAGCTAATCTTATCTGCATATACCTTACTTGTATATCCAAGTGTAATGTCTAAATTCCTTTTTATCTTATTGACTATCTGATCCAAAATTAATACTGGCTCTCTCTCCATAAACTTATGCCCACTACCTGGCATATCAGGACTATCAAACATATCCCAAGTAAGGTACATTAGACCTTCTCTGTTCTGTTCTTCCGCAGGAGTTAAGTTTATACTCATTTAATAACCGTCTAATAACCGTCTAATAACCATCTTGATGTTGCAATAGCAACTTACCAGTATTGATGTCTAAGTCCTTTATAGTTCTATAGATGAACCTACTGTTTTTTTTTACCTCTAGCTTATCAGCCTTAGAGCTTTCACTACCTAAGTTCTGATACTGAATAGCATCAATCTCTAATAATTGGTTTATACGTTCCAATACAGTCTTTTGGTATTCTGCCGCTATCTTTAGGACCTCTTCTTTGTTCATAATGTAAATATATAAAAAATAAACCTTATACATATAAGGTGTAATGTTATACTTATTAACATCATATAAGAATAATATTTATTGTAAAATGCTTGACATTGTGGTTTATTTTCTGTACCTTTGAAGTAATTGAGTAAAACGACTAGCAAAATCGTGCCAGCTGACGAGCCAACAGCGAGACAGCAACTGTCAAATAGCGGTACTCTGTTTACGGAATAATAGTATTTAAAACGGAATAAACATCCTTCTTATATATTTCCTCAAAGAGAATAATACAACAATAGATATTACTATGTAAATAATAGTGGTATCTATTTTTAGTTTATCCTTGATTAGAATGTTTTCTTCTATGGTAGTAGTTACTCCAGCTGTAGCTGTCATAACTACATTTTCCTCCTCTTTTATCCTGGTCTTTATAATGCTGGTATCCGTAGTGGATGTCAGCTCCTTTACATTATGGAATGTCGTGATCTTACCGTTGGAGTCTATTATTTTAATAGGCTTAGTTGAATCTAGGGCTACTATGTTTAAGAGTACTATGTTTAAGAGTGCCACAGATGAATCTGTGACTACTCTTGATATATTGCTGTCTATCGTTACATTGCTTGTAACTTCAGACACCTTACTTATCTTAGTAACTGTTTTCTTTTTAGCACCACAAGATGTAAGCATTAGTATTACTACTACTATGTTTAAGAGTATTATAAATCTTTTGTATAGTCCCATCTTGCAGTAGTTTTCCTTATATCGTAATGTACAAATGTATTGTAAATACCAACTCCTCCTTCTAGTATTTTACCTTCCTTAATCAGCCTTAATATAGCTAACTGAATCTCTTTGGGTGTTTTGTGCTTGGATGATAAATCACTAGCATTTCCTAGTAAGTGCTGCGAATTAGTTTTACCGCCCTGCTTCTTATTATGAGCTTTAGATCTGTACCCACTATTAATGTTTAACGATACACCTCCTAGCTCTGTTCTAATAACCTCTAAGTTACTTGCTAGTATTTTTATGTTGTTTAAAGCGGATTGGGGCATAGCTGCCCCATCCTTAGAATTAAACTCTTCTTTACTAAAGTGTTCTGTTAGTTGCATATTAGTTGTATTAACGCCAGTAAATAAAATATCTGGCAAATATTTGTAATATTAAACCAATGTATATGCCTTTTATTGCTTATATATACATATTTGTACTAAATAGAGCTATTTTTTAATTAATACTTTAAAATTTTTGTTTTTACTATTTCTTTTCATTTTTCCATATTCTGTTTGATGTATAAGATTTAAATCAAAACAAGCATCTTTTATTGAATCGTAAATAACATTTGTTTTTATGTGTATTACTTTTGTTTTTTTTGCGTCGCTTAGTTTTTTTATATGTTCCTTAGAAAATGAACCTCTAATAAAACCAGTAAGTGTTTTTGATATTTTATCTTTTACCCATTGTTGCTTTGTTGGAGATAAATCTCCAGTTTTAGATTTAGACATCTTATCTCTTGACTCTTTTGAAAATGTTTTTCCAATATGAGATTTTGATATCTTATCCTTAGTTTGCTGTTTGTGAGTAAATCCAACTGTACCCTCTCCGCCATCTGTCATATTAACTAATGTTCCAGTATTTAAGTCCTTTCTTCCGTATAATAGTATTAATTCTATTTCTTTTTTAATAGCTTGTTCTCTTGATATGTTTTCAAATAATATTTCTACTTCATAATCTGTTTTAGACACAACGTTTAACCAATGATTGTTTCTATTGCTTTTAGTTTTGGCTCTTTGTGTGTTTTCGCCTATTCCAATATAAAATGGTTCATTTTTATCTAATCGTATATGTCTATAAACTATTGCCATATTATAAATTTAACAAAAACATTACCACTTCTTATCTTTATTTGACTTTATAACTGACCTTAAACCATCTATGATAGTATCTGGAGCAAATAAGAAACCAATACCTACAATTAATAGTATAGCAAACTGAAACACCTTACTATCTTGTACAATAAATATATAAGTAATAGCAGCGATTAAGACTAATATTCCTAATGCTGTTGTTTTCCAGCTTTCTACTATATTTTTCATTTTCGTTTATACATTAAATACCATTTATGGCTTGTATATCCAATAGCAACCGCTGTTAGTAATATCTTTAATAATATGTCTATCTGCATAAAGTTAAAGCCTAATGTTATAACATTTATAAAAGCGATTTTAAGGTCAGAAGTAGTCATTTAAGTTAATATTGTATAGTTAAATAAATCTGTAGTAATCATTATCCGAAGCTATAGCCCTAAAAGTTCCAGAAATACCAGTGCTTGTTGTTGATAAAGATGGTATATTTTGATTTATATTTTCCCCAGTAATTATAAATATTGAAGCTGTGGCTGGACTAATTACGACTGTTATTGTTCCGTTGTAATTAGCCGATACACCAGATGAGGTAAAAGTACTACCTGTTGTGTATGAGGAACCATCAGAACTATACCAATAATTATTACTTGTACTGCTTAGAGCAGCGCCAGTTGAAGTAGCAATACAACCAGATTGTACACTTGAAAAAGAACCGCTTGAAGAAGTTAAACCAGTTCCATCTCCATCTGTCATATAATATCCCAGCATTGAACTATCCCTTAAGCCTATTATAAAGTTTCCAAGAGGTCCTTGCCAAGCTACTTGCGCCCACACTGCAGGGTTTAATATAGTTGATTTACTTCCATTGGGGCTTGACCCAATAATATACCACAAATCAGTCCCAGCAACAACCCAATTTGTACCATCCCATATAATATTATTAGAAGATGCAGCTGTTTCTCCATTTAATCCGTTTGATACCTCTGTCCAACCAGTAGCACCGTTTACATCGCTTGTGTAATAAGCACTATTTGACGTAGTAACAAGCCAATAATCGCCATTCCAGCCAACATTAGAGCCTCCTCCGTCCGCAACACCAGTTGTACTCCAAGTAACTCCGTCAGAAGAATAAGCTATGTCGTTAGACCCACTTCTACCAACCGCTACCCAAGCGGTACCATTCCACAAAGGAGGTCCTTCTCCCCTACCCCCAAAGGGGCTTATGGCTACATCTGTCCAACCAGTTAGAGCAGAAGCGTCTGTAGTATATGCCAAACCCAAAGAAGTACTTGCTACCCATTTAGCTGTAGAAGATGAGCCTTGTTGTTTAGTATTTATTAATCTTTTATTTATAGCCATAATTTAAAGCATAAAGTTAGGCAACTCAAAAGTAAGTACTGCCTTTTTAGTTGTTAAAGCCTTTATCTCTGCTTCTATTGTATTACTTTGTGTTCTTAAATCTGCTCTTTCTCCTCTTATATTTGTAGGTGTAGCCTCTCCACTATCAGCTTCTCTTATTACATACCAATCTGTTTTAGATAATTGGCTTCCTATAGAGTGTTTTAAGTTGCTTATTTTTTGTGTTTTTAATTCTGCTAAAGTTTGAGCGATAACCCTATCAATAACATCGTAGGTATAAACATCTCCTACTAATTTAATAGCAGATAATTCCTCTACTCTTGAATCGTAAATAGGCGTTACAACATCTAAAAAACCAAAACCTTCTTTTATGTTTAGGTGCAATCCATTCTCATCATTCCATACTTTAGGTATAGAGCCAAATGTTTTTATATTTCCGTTTACTAAAATTGCTTTCATATCTTTATTTTATTGTGCTTGTGAAACTGATAACCAATAGTCTGCGTCTGCTATTGCTACGATTTGGATTAAGTTAGAAACAGCCCCATCATAAGTGCCTGCAACTTGTTTAGTACCTACGGGAAATGAAGGGACGTATGCTCCTGTTAGAATAAAGTCTTTTACCATCCCTACGTTTGCACCACTAAAAGAAAAGGTAGTGTCTTCTGTCATTGTTTTAGTAAACACTTGGTGGTCGTCAAATGCTAAATCAGTTGTAACCGCATCAGTAGTAGTAAATTCTACTCCCAGTTTGGCATAACTAATAACATCATCTGCAATAGTTAATGCACCAGAGCCTGTTACATCTCCTGTGTGAGTTGCGTTAGGTTCTGAATTAGTAACTGTTACATTTCCTGTTGCTGAACTAACAGAAACACCCGTTCCTGCTATAACGGAATTAACCTCACCGTATAGTTCATCATCATATAATTCATCAAAGTTAGCCTGTACTTTTGTAAAAGCGGCAAACAAGGTATCTCCGTTTCCTTGGTTGGCTATTCCTATATTTATGTTTTCTTGTGGCATTGTTTATCTATTTTAGTTTTTATATTGTTTTATATTGTTTTATGTTATATTGTTTTGTATTATTATAGTTGTGTTCTATCTGCGGTTAATAATGTAGTGTCTGCTGTGTATGACGTAGTGTCCGTTGATATTCTAAATGTAACCCAGCAAGTAGGAGAAGCTATATCGTTTATTGCATTAGTACTCCAAAGTGTATCGGCTCCAAAAGAGCCATCTTGTTCCATATTGCAGTATACCTTTCCCCAATCTATATTATTTGACATTGTTTCTTATTGCTATTTTGTTGTTATTTTCTATCTTATTTAGGAAAGCCTCTAACTTAATTATGTTCTCAGCCTTTGGTTTGTATGTTGTTCTTTCTTTATCCATCACAGCACCCAAGAATGAAAGTTGACATCTTTATCAGGATACATCTCACCATTGCTGGTTTCATTATACTCTGGAAAGTTCTGACCATAGAATCCCATATAATCAACAAACCTCCTGGTATAGAACTCAGCAGTCTCATTGACTCTATTTAACATAGCGTTAAGCTCCTCTACGGATATAGTCTCAGAGTTCTCACTTCTATGTTTAAACACACCTCCATTGCTGATCTGATACATAGCAAAGGGCAAGTAGGCACTTTGCGTAAACCAAACAAGCATAGGCTTAATGTATACGTCAATTAAGTCTTTATACTTAACATTACCACCATCATTTATCTCTTCAGAGATTACTAAAGCCTGTAGTTTAGTATATAATTTACCTCCAATGTAGTTCTGTATATGAGTATCTTGCGCTACTTCAATGAATTGAATTAGCTTATCTCCATCAACATTTCCATCTATTATGGATTTGCGTTTTAAGTCGTTTATAGTTATAAAAAGTGCTTTCTGTGCCATATCTATTTAGTTTTAGGATAAGCCCCTCTTCCTGGCATATCTACAGGTCTAATAACAACCTCCTTTGGGTTAATAGGCTCCTTAAAGCCTTCCGCTACAGCATCTGAAGCTTCTACCTCAGTATCAGCAGATACCCTTTTCTTGTATACCTTTCTTTCCCAGAAGTGATGGCAGTTCTTGCCTCCCTTAAATTTAAAGAGTGAATAGTTCTGCTTGTTATGACCTAATTCTTTATTTAATCCTCTGAAGGACATCTGTGAGATGTCCTCTCTTCTAAACACAATCTCTTTACCGCTTAAAGACTCTAACTGAGTACAGAACTTTCTGCTGTCAGGAGACTTTCTAAGGGGTGCATAAGAGTATCTAACTTTGTATCCTGTGTTGTCTTGATTAGATGCAGCATTAGGGTTAGAATCGCTTTTAGTTACGGCTAAAGCAGTAAGATCAAACTCTTCATTTTCATCTGTTACAGCCTCTGTGTGCACTAGCTCCCAATCAGAACTAACCACTTCACCCATCTCTTCTAGTTGAGAATATATATCATCTCCCTCTTCATCAGAGAAGTCTAGCTTGCTTTCAGTCTCAGATTGAGAAGACAGTTTTTCTCCTGTCTCCTCTTCTCTTTTAACCTTAGTAGAGATATTATCTAACTCTGTAAACTCAATTGGTTGTAGGGTTACAAAGTATAAGTTTAAGTATATTTTATTAAAAGCTAAAATGTCTTCTAAGCCATCTAGTATGCCTTGCTGTAAAGGTCTAATAACAACATTGTCCATAAGGATTGATGCCGTTCTTAATTCCTCTGCATTGTTACCAAAACCAGTGTTATCCTTAATACCTAATAGTATTGGAGACACAATACCGTGTCCTAGCATTATCTTTTCTCTTGATTCGTCAGATAAGAACTGATACTGAGCGTGAGCATCTGGCAAGTGAATAGGCTCTATGTCAGCTTTGCTTTCTACTCCCTCATTAAAGGTTAGTATGAATTTACCTGCTTGAGAAGTTCCACCGAACTTCTCCATTATCTTTCTTTCAATAAGTTCTTGAGTCTCCTCATTTGGAACCCCATTATTGAAGTTAATCAACATACTAGGCTGAAGACCGTTCTTTATGTTGTTTATGTGATAGTTAGATACTTCTTCTTCAAGGGCACAGTATTGTAAGCATCCATTATAATCGACTGGAGCATAGTAGTAGAATCCACTTCTGTATGGCTTGAATATATATAACTCAATAACATCACTTTTTCCTCCATTCTCAAAAGTAGGTATTCGTTTAGGCTTATCGCTTGGCTTTATATCAGCCCATTTAGGGTGATAGTAATATGCACAGATCTTACCTTCCTTGGCTTTTTCAGCTCTTAATGTTTCCATTGGGAAGTGTAATACTTTTACTATGCTTGTCTTTTGCTTATTATATACAATCTGTACAGCGGCTTGTCCAAGCATTTTATAGTCATTAGACACCCTCTTCATTTCCCTTGATTTAAGGAGCATCTTCATCTTAGCGTACATCTCTGGCTTAATATCAGAGTCAGAGGCTTCCAAGCCTCTACCGTATATCATATCTATAATTCCATTAATACAACGAGCATTAGTAGGACTACCAAGATACTTGTCTATTAATCCATCAAAGTAATCATTATTTTCACCGTATTGTACCCAATCCTTACCGTAGACTTCTTTAACCTCTGGAGTTTGGTATCCAGATAAATTAATAACCCTAGTAGATCCCTGCTTTTTAGGCTCTTGCGGTAGGTTTGTTATTCTAGTTATTTTGTGTTTCATACTATAATACTATGTATTCATTATCACCATTACCAACATACTCA